TCTTCTAATGTATCACTTTTAATCTTTATTCTAGTAGCTCGACTAAGATCAACAGTTGCAGTTTGAGAAGGTCTAGATACATTAAATCCATATTGTCTACCATTCTCAGTTCTTCTTAGTTCTATATAAGCTTGATGTTCTTTGCCTGTTTCACCTGTTGATTCAGCTCTAGTTTCTGTTTTACCTGTAGTAGTAACAGCTATACTTCTATTATTAAAGAAGGTAGTATCGTTAATAGTTAATGCTTGTATATCTTCTGTATTAGAAGTAGATAGATATGTCTTAATAGCAGCTTCTCCACCTGTACCATAAGCAATAGTTTGCTCGGCTCCAGCATTATCACCACTAGCTTTCCATATTCTTACATTACCAGTACTATCTACTTGTCCAATATAGGATCCCTCTGCTTCATCTCTATAGTAATGAAACCAAGATCCTCCACTCTGTACATTAGTTAATGGATCAGTACCTACTCTCTTACTTCCAGGTCTTTTAAATAAACCATAAGTTACATCAGGTATACCATTAACTATATTCTTTACTTGACCAGGACTTTTAGTATGATCAGGTTGTTCTGACATACCTCCTATATAAGTAGGTATGACTTGTGTAATTCCTGCCATTATCTTCTTAAGTTTCTATGTGGTTGATATGTTTGATAGACTGTATCATCTTGGAAACCAAACATACTATGATTACCTTGGTTACATTCATACTCTAGGCAGGCTGCCCTTGAGAGGCTCTCTTGTTGAGCTAATAGCTGAACTAGCTGAGAGTTAGCTACAAGCTGCGTAGCGGCCATTCTAGACGCTCTGTAGGTGATGTATCGTTGGAAGACGGATGGTAGATTCTCAAATTCATATAGATAGACTACATCTAAATCTATCGTAGTAACATCAGACCAGTCATCTGTATGGTCAAACTTATCATATAAGTATCCATTTCTATTTACTACATCATATTCTCTTCTTGCCCATCCATCTGTAACATCTATCTTTAATATATTACTACCAATAGCTATCTTATTAGTAACAGCATCAGGTGTATATTCTACATGGTGTTCTGTGTTGAAGTGCCAGCCTTCATTCTGTACATCAACATTAGAATCTCTTAGTAAGTTATATATGAAAGATATTTCTGGATTAGCATTACCAGTTATACTGGTTACAGGAGACTGTCCTATAGCTCCCAGTATTGAATTTACTGCGGAGAGTTCTGTCTCGTTATCAATTGTCGTGGTAGCCATAAGGATTATTGTTTGAGGAGGGAGACCGAAGCCTCCCTTATATATTAAGTTCTAGGTACTCTTGTGGCATTGGCATAAACGCCAGTGTCAGCACTTTCGATTGTAGCATACGCAAAACGTAGTCCACATGTTTCTGAATAAACTTCAGAAGTAGGCCGCCCAGAGGTGCCTTGAGTTTGTGAAACAGAATGTCTGATTGCAGTATCTTTATTAGCAGTAAAGTCATTACCAGCCAATGTACCACTTACTGTAGCCATTGGTAATAAAACCTTATCTGCATCTGCTTCGACTTCTGTTTTACTAGGACCAGAAACTCCACTGTTTCCAGCCGCAACTATAGTATTTAAAGCCATGTTTATTTATTTTTATGAAACTGTTCCTATATTAGCAGGAGACAAATGCTTTCTACCGTATTCTTTAGGAGTAGGTGGATTGATAGTAATTGATTTATCAACACTACCAATCCCACTTAGACTAGCACCGTTCCCTTTTTCTCTAGTTATAGTAACAGAAGAACCAGGATTAAGTGACATAATTAAGACCTGTCAGAAATTAGTTCGATTGCAGCAGCAGGGTTAAGTGTACCAACGCCCATTGCTAAACGTCCAACAATAACATCTCCTTGGTAAAGTACTGAAACATCGCCTGAAGTTACTTGAACTTGAGGACCAATAGCTTCAACAACACCAGCAGCATCTTTGTAGTAGATTAAACCACAGTGCTTAGAGAAGTCTCCACCTGTACCATCAGTAGGCTGCTC